GTCATAAAGTAGTTGCCGTCTATATATCCGTAAGCCGTGCCGTTGTTGTACCCTCGACAATTAAAGAAAAGGACATTCGGCTCCGTGCCTTGCTCATTCCATTCGACCGCACGGATGACCGCTTCGTCTGAATAGTCCGTTCTCTCAACTATCGAGTGTCCGTTGCGTACTGTCGAGAACTGACTTGGAGCTGTGAGCACCTCCGAGATGGAATCCGGGAACCGTTCATCCTCCACTCGGTTGATTATCGTCAAGGCGATAAGGATTCTACCCTCAAGGCTCTCGCTCCTGTCAGACTCCGCTTCAACGACGGAAGATATGAAGATGAAGTCCTCAACTGTCATATCTGCGAGGTCTGCTCTCTGCTCGATTGTCATAGCCGTGATAGGCTGCGGAGCCTTAAACAGACTCAATCCTATCGAAGCGATGAGGGATAAGATTATCAACTTATTCATCGTCCTTTACCTCCGAGAACCCCGGCTCGATCGCAAGGCAAAGAGGACACTGGAGCTCGTCCGGATCTTTCGTGTATATCAAGTCCTTTTCGTCAAAGACTCTTCCGCACTCGTAACATCTGATCTTACTCATGATTCGTCTCCTTTTCGTATAGTTCTGTGATCTTCTTCCTCATTTCTCGCCAGCATGACGATTTTGCATAGTTGAGTCTCATCGAGACTTTCGGCATCGACAGCCCTTCGATAAAGAAGAGCCTCATGATCTCGGCACCAAGACCGTCAGCTTGATAGATCAATGACTCGATGTGCTCGTTCTCTTCCTTGAGCTTTGAAAGCTTCTTGCGAAGTCGCTCCACATCTTTTTCGAGCTTAAACAGAGCATTGACCATCTTACCGTCAGGATCGGAGGATGACTGAAGCCTGTCCTTCGAGTAGTCGATAGCTCCGGAGAAGACGGAAGAGATCGTATCTTCTCCGAGGGATTCGAGAGAACGGAGAATCGATCTCATGACTCTCCTGTTCTCCCGAATCTGATAAAGTTCCGCTTCAAACTGGCTTCTGGTCATCTTCCACCTCCGAGATCTGATCGATGTTGATCGCTATCCACGGTTCGTCCTTCGTCCACTTCTTCTTGAGGTATAGGACCGCGACCTGCTGGTCCCCCACTTCGAAGAAGCCGAGCTCGTCGAGAACATCCTGTAAGAGCTTCACCATGTTGTCGAGGTCTGGCTTCGTCTGCTTGAACTTGAGATGATCCTTCTTCTTTACCGTGTGATAGTAGAATGTGACGGACATCATAACCGGACCTGTGAAGTGAGGTCGAGTGAGTTGTCCTCTCTTAGCCAAGTCAGCGACGATCGCTTCCTTGTAGATCTGTCTCATCTGACGGACAGAGCTCTTCGTGTAGTGATGGATCTTGCCGCCCTGGATAGAAGTCCCCTTCTCCTGAGCCGTGCTGCGCGGATTCTGTGTAAGGTTGATTTGAATATACATATCAGTCCTCCCCTACCGAGAGCGTCAAAGACTCCGAGTTGAAGATTTCCATGAGTCTTGCTATCTGGTCGAGCTTCGGGTACCTCTGACCGAGCCTCCAAGCGAGAACGGTCTTGCGGTCCATATCCATCTCGGCTGCAAGTGAGCGGTCGGACCAGAAGCCTAAAGCCATCTGTTCACGGAGCCATTGAGCAAAGTTATGACATACGGCTACCGTATAATTCGTCTGAATGATCTGCTTATTCATGTTTCCTCCAAGATATTCTGATTCCATCTAAGCCAAGAGCATCGAGCACCTTGACCAAGACTGCAAGAGAGATGCTCTTTCCTTCCCGGATGTTGTAAATCGAGGACGCAGCGACACCTGCTCTCCTTCCGAGCTCCGAGTCAGAGAAGCCACGGAGCTGTTGCCTGTCAGTGACGGTCTGACCGAGAGCCTTAAGAACTCTCTCGATCATCTCGTCCTGCGTAATGTTGTTTTTGTTCATACTTCCTCCAAAGGTCTTAAATTGTGCGGAGTTCCGACCAGGACTCCCTTCACGGTACGGACGTAAGTGTAATAAGGGAAGATCTCGACGATGTGCCCGGTCCAGTCCTTGTGACGGGAATACTTACCTACGAACTTGACCTTCTGACCGATATACCGCTGGAACTTATAGTCGCACGGTCTGGGTTTATCCTTCGGGATGTCGTATATAGTCAACTGACCTTCATCTTTCATTTGTGCCTCCTAAAATTCCCATAGATTCATCTGCTTATGTGGATCCTCTTCGATAAACTCTTCGATGATGCGATATATTCTTGGACTTGAATCGCCTCGGAAGGTCCCAAGATCGCACTTTATTCCATCGACTTCGCCTCTTGAAATCAGATCCGGTTCGACTCCGTGTAGCATTGGATAGAACTCGCACGGCGGATGATAAGATATGATCGTGCTTCCTTCAGGGATATCCTTCCAGATTGCCTTTGTTCGTTCGACCGCTTCCTGTATCTTCTGCTTGTAGTCTTCACGGGTCTTCTTCGCCTCTTCTTCGTCTACATCGACAGCTTCCCAATAATTCTCGAATTGAGATTCCGACTCACCATAATTGTTATGACGAACATTATTGATTGCCTGTCTATCCGAGATAGCTTGCGTCGAGCCTTCGAATATTCCGTTCCTATATACTGCAAATTTCCTCATCGTCACCTCCGGTTGACTTTATGCCCTGACCGTAGGGATCAACGGGGACTTTATCCCCGTTGTCCCGTTAGGGACATTTGTCAATTTTGTTCATAGGGACAAAATTTATATATATAACCCTTTGTCTGTCCCTTTTGTCTCTCGGGACAAAGGAGTTTTGTCCCTTTGTCCCTGCCACAAGGACAAAGGGAAACGGTTTCCTTTGTCCCTATTTTCTAAAGCTCCTGACAACTCCATTTTCGATTGAATAATCGTCAGAAAATTCGTTGATGTAGCGTCTCAATGTTTTCGCAGTCGGCTTTCCGTCAGCAAATTTGACCATGTCTTTTAAGTTGGCTGCACCATCCATCTGAACCGCTTCGAAAATCTCATCCAAAGTCTTCCGTCTTCGTTCCTCTGTTGTTCGCTTCGAGCTCTTTTGAAGGTTAGCATCCCTGCTTCCCTCGACAGGCACACCGTCAAGAAGGTGTTCCGTATCGAAGAAGTGAATCGGGAACTTGAAAAAGACATTCGAATCTTCAGGACTCTCGAAGTCGCGAAGAATGAAGGCCATTTGCATCGGCTTATGTTTTTTGCTCAAGACTTCAGCCAACAGTGCATTCGGATCATCACCGGGATCGAGATAGGCGAGGTCGATAATCGCGTCGGCATCTCTGGCAATAACGCCGGAGCCTGCGCCACGATCTATCGCTTTTCGGTCTCCTGCGTGCCCCTTCGGATGGTGATGCGTGATGATGAGAGCTGCTCCGGTCTCTCGTGCAAGACGATCAAGGGCATTACAGAACTTTGACAAAGCCTCTGCCGAGTTCTCGTCTCCATTCTGGATCTTGTAAAGAGGATCTATCACGATGGCGGAATAGTTCTTCGACCTTGCCCGTCTCACTATCTTCGGCAACAGTGTCTCGAGGCTTTCGGCATAGCCACGGAGAGGAAAGAACTCAAGATTCGGGATTTTGGAAGTGACTTCGAGTTCCTTGCGTATGAGCTGCGTTCTGTCGTAGATTGCTCTCCGGCTTAACTCAAGGTCAATGTATAGAACTCTCCCTTTCTCACATTGGAATCGCTTCATCCACGGTTTGCCTTCGGCTATACAGATCGCGAGATTCTCGGCCATGCAAGACTTTCCTGCTTTCGAATCGGCTGTGATAATCATCTTGCAGCCGACATGAAGAATGCCGTGAATCAGCTCCGGGACCTCTTCGGGAGGATTGTCGATCATGTCGGAAAAAGCGACAACTTCGGGCAGGTCGTCATCCACTCCATTGACGAAATCGAGCCAGTCTTCCCACGAAGAACAGCCGATATTCGTCGATATGAGCTTCTGGCACTGGCCTGCTCTCATGGCACCGGGAAGACGAGAAAGTCTTGATGGGTTCTTATTTGCCGTATCGACGATAAAATTCTGCTTGGCGAGTTCTCCAAAAAGAAAAGATACGCGCTGCTTATATTCCTGTTCGCTGTCAGCTCCAATCTTGACGATGGCATGAACAGACTTTCCGCCTGATTCGACGAGAGCTGCTATCGGTAGTCTCATATTGATAAGAAGCTTTTTCTGATCCTCGATCGGCATCGAGTCAGCCTCGACGAGCGCATAGCGATAGGCTGTGACATTCTTATCGGCTGCACCCTTACCGTCGAGAGGATTGATCCTTATCCAAGCTCCTGCTTCTTCGTTGATGGTGCCGAAAGCGGAATCCAGCTTTCTGTACTTTTTGAGGTCTCGGAGGATATCGTCACGATTTCTCCAGATTCCACGATTCGCAGGAACCCACTTCTCGCGATCTTCCTTGAACTCCGCTGAGTGAACATAGCCGACTATCTCTCCGGGCCTGAAGAGTGTCTCCAAGTAGGCGACAGCCATCTGATAAGGTTTATCCTTCTCAGGAGAGCTGTCGGCTATGATTTGTTCATAGCCTTCAGCTTCCGCAGGAAGATAGTCATCGAAAGACCACTTCTTTGATGGTGTGTAGCCACCGTACTGCTCGGCCAGATGGAAGATGGTACCTGCGGCGATGCCGGAGTTCTCGAAAGAACTCCACTTTTTGTCGCACTCGCCTACATGGTACCGTGAGTCATTCCTCGACCAGTCGTCCCAGACATCGCAGTTGAAGCCTTCCGCTTTGAGAGCCATTCCGACATGGATCCATTCCTCATAGGTGACACGGGAAGGATCTATCGCGTCGAGTGCTTGTAGCATTTTCTCAAGATCGGTCATCATAATCAGTCGATCTTGAAGAGAATATCGTCCTCATCGAGAACGGGAGCCGTAGCAGCCTTCTGCGCGGTCGGAACGAGATACTTATCAACCTTCGCCCTCTTCTCGCCATTATAGGTCTCGTGCTTGATCTTGCAGAATCCTTCGAGCCCGACAGCCTTATCCGCCGCATCACCGATGGAGAGTGAGAGTTCCTCGCCCTTCTTCTTAAGACCTATGGACTCGAAGAAGGAGACCAGCTTCCACATCATCTTGTCGGATATGACAAGGTTGTCAAAGACCGAACCGTCCGCCCCCTGAAGGTCGAGTCTGACCTTGATCATCGGATTTCCGTTTGAAGAGAATGTCTTCTCGGCACTCATGACCATGAAGTTATACTCCCCGATCGGAGGGAGCGAGAACTCCCTCTCTTCAACCTTTGCAGGTACCTTGCTGTTCCAATCATACGATTCACTCATTGTTCTGTTCCTCCTTGAACTTATTGATTAACTTGTTGATATTCTTATGGACGAACTCGATAGCCGTCGGCTCAAGCTCGTCGATAGTATTAGCCGTGAGAGTAGGATCCTGCACGGATAGGAAGTGAATGAGCCACGGCTCGAATCCTTCCAGACCGTCAACGGCTTCGGAGATTTCCGCTTTCTTGGATTTCTTGATCGGGACATTCGAGAAGATATGTGCTATCTCCGAGAAGTCGGCATCCATGGAGTCAGGAAGACCGAATCTGTTCTTCGCGTCGTAGGTTGGGGAGTGCGTAGCATACATGACACGCTTGCCTCCGACAGCCTTCTTGCTCTTGGTCTTGGGATCTTCGACGATGCTGTTCTTATAGTTCATAAAGAGGACGATATCCGCCCACTCTTTGATAAGCGGCGCGGTCTTCTTGGAGAGCTTCAATTCCCAGCGGTCATACGCTCCCATCTCGTCCGGCTGTTCAAACTTTCTCATCGCAGCGTGAGCAACGATGACGATGTTCTTCCCTGAATCGACAACCTCGTCGCAGGCCTTGAGGACTTCGAGCCATTTCTGGGCGAGATATGTGTAGCCTTTGCCATATCCGGGATCTTCAATGGTCTTCCAGTCGTTGACTTCGCAGATGTGATCTGTGATAAGGCTTTCCAGCTTGTCAGCCGTATCGAGGACTACGGTCTTACAGATATCCTCCTGTGCTATACTTTTGAGAAGAAGGATGAGCCCGTCGAAGTGTGTCGGATTCTCGAATCGGGCGACATCCATCGTGTCGGTTCCCTGTTCGAAGTCGATGAAGACCGCGTCCGGGAACTGCGAGGCAAGAGTTGACTTGCCTATACCTTCTGGACCGTAGATAACGCAACGAATCGAGCGTGCCTGCGGTCCTTTTTTAATTGTTAGTGGCATTATTTTTACCTCCTGATAAATCGAAGATGATAAGGTCTTTAAGATTGTTCATGAACGTTGACGGATCCTTGTAGGCAAGGCCCAAACATTCAGCTAAAAAGAACTCGGTAGCGATGAAAGGCGATTCAGAAACTTCGGTGATCTCTGGAGTCGCTTCGATTGGAGCAGGTTCGAGATCATCGATTGTGATATTGTCGGGGATCTCTGCCTTGAGAGAGTTCTTATTATTTAACCAATCTTCAATCGCAAGATAGGATTCATAAGGAATCAGTCCATTTCTTCTCCATCTGCAGACTGTTCCTTCAGTTACTTTTATCCTATTGGCGATTCTTACGTTCTGTTCTTTCCGTGTTCCATGAACTCTGTTAGCGATGCGCTTCTTAAGATCATCGGTAAAGGGCACCATTTTCTTTTTCGGCATATCATTCACCTCCTGAATAAAAACCTGAATGTGTTCTTGATTGCTTCATACGATTCACGGACATTGATATAAGTGTCTGCTTGAGTAGCGAATGAAATGGATGTCCCTTCGTCCGTATTACCGATCACCGTGATCTGATCTATATTGACGAGAACGGGATTTCCCAAGTTCAACGTGTGGAGCTCCAAGAAGCTGGAGCCGATGATAGCAACCTTCTCGACTTCTTCCTTATTTACTTCGTCGATAATAGGCTGGATGGCACCGTTCGCCATCTTCATGTATTCTTCTGCGCTCATTTATTCACCTCCTGTCAGAGCTGTTCGGGAAATCAAGCTCGTCCCAGTCAATTCCAACCTGTGTGATTTTGACCGGAGCAGGACAGTGAACGGGGCGCAGTTCAAGACGCTCGATCTCATCTTCGAGCTCGTCGACCTGATGTCTCCATTTGAGTTCGCTCTGATAAGATTCGTCGAGTGCTGAATCGTATGTGTCTGCTGTGATGTGAAAAACGAGTGCGGCACCGAGTACCATGCCGAGTGCGAACGCACAGAATAGAATTGAAACTGACATATTAGCTTGCTTCCTTTACTTTGAATACTTCATCGAAGCCTTTTCGAGCCTCGATCATTCCGATTACTTCTTCCTCTGGATCTATTTCCTTCCTCATGGCCTTCGCCAAGATCGCGTTCTCGATAGCCGCCTTCTGCTGTGGAGTGAAGGACTTCTTCCCCTTCAGACATTCCCACGCTGTCGTTCGTGACATACATCCTGCGTCTGCTATCTCCTGTGTCGTGTTGAAGAACCTTCCGAGTGCCGGATAGATCGTTCTATGCGGTCTCATGTCGCCTCCTGCTTGACAGCATCGGCAAAAAAAATAGCATCGCGTTCTTCGCTGCTCATGCCGAGAGCGTGTGAGATGTAGGCGGCTTCCATCAGGGAGATCGAACGTCTTCCGTTGATCTTATCCGAGATCGACTGTCTCGATAGGTTCAGCCCCTTGGCAAGCTCCTCGACCTTAAGTCCACGCTCAACCATCAAGCCCTTCAATTTACTGTGATTAACCATCTTGTCCTCCTTTCTCATTTGTCGTGTCATACTTGACATTGTTAGGATAGCAATCAGAAACAACCATGTCAACTGTGAATTTACATCTGTCTTGAATTTGTAACATTGTGCCGTTATAATGAGTTCAGGAGGCTCTTATGAACGAAGATAGATTATTAAGATTTGGCAACTATATCCGCTTATTGAGGGAAGCCGAAGGGCTATCTCAAGAAGAACTCGCCAAGAAGTCAGGGTTCGCAGGCCGAGCTGCAATAAGTGCAATCGAGAAGGGAAAGAATAACTTATCGGTTGACCGCCTTCAGGATCTCGCGATAGCTTTACACACTACACCCGGAAAGCTCTTAGATGTAATCATCGAAGTCGATGAGGCTCCGTCTGTGACAGACGGTCTGTCAGCAGAGAACATCGCAAGACTTAAGAGTTATGCCGATTATTTAAGATCTATGCAGAATATTGGAGGTGACGAATGAACACTCCACGATGGGATGGAAAAAGATGGATAGTTCAGGAGATGAAAGATGGGAGACGGTTCACCTTCTCCTGCTCTACTCCCGGCAAGGCAGGCTTGAAGGAAGTCAAGCGAAAATACGAAGCTTTTATCCTGGATGAGATCTCCGGTTCCAAGACTGTCGGCCGTGTAGCTCAAGAATATCTTGAGGACCTTCAAGCCCGTCGAGGGAAAGACTGTGAAGCCTATATTCAGAACGAACGCTATATTCGGCTCTATATAGCCCCAAAATGCGGTCAGAAGAAGATATGTAAAATGACTCTTCGTGATTGGCAGAGCGTCATAAACGGCGCGTCAGGAGCTTCTGGGCGGTCTCTGTCACACAAGACCTTGGAGAACCTCCGAGGGATCATCATGGGAATCATCAAGTTCGGCTATCAGGACTATCAATGCGAGCTGCCGAGAGGCGATCTTTATATCCCGGCAGGTCATGCCAGGAACGAAAAGGAGATCCTTCAGAAGGACGATGTCGCAAGGCTCTTGGAGCCTTCAGACAAATGGTATCATCCTCTCTTCTGCTTCTTGGTCATCACCGGAATGAGACCGGGCGAAGCTCTGGGCCTTCGTGTCGAGGACATCAGCGAATCAAGCGTCCGCATAAAAAGAGCCGTGAACGCAAAAGGCAAGATCACTGAAGGAAAGAATGAGAATGCCAGAAGGATCATCCCGATTGGCACCCTCGCAAGCTCCATCTTGCGGAAGACTATTCGGAGGAACGAAGAGTTCAATCTCCGAACGAACTGGATCTTCTGTGACCTCCACGGCGGTCCCGGTAATCAGTCGACTATGAGAAACCAATGGAATGAGCTGAAGCAGGAAAGAGATCTGAAGGGAACCGTCTATTCCCTGCGGCACACATTCATCAGCATGATGAAGAATGTCATGCCGGAGCAGATGATCAAGGACATCGTCGGACACTCTGTCTCTATGAACACCTTCGGTACCTATGGCCATATAGTAGAAGGCGACTCAAAGAAGGCTGCGGAGATCATCGATCTCACATTTTCAGATGAAAGTGCATCATTTTTGCATCACGGAGAATAAGAAAAAACCTCGAAAGCCTTATAGCTTCGAGGTTTGCTTTGGTGGAAGTGAGGGGAGTTGAACCCCTGTATGTATGTTCGCGAGTGAACAGAAATGCCGTAAAATAAGGCTTTTTCCTCCGAGAGAGGACATTCTGTCCGCCGTCTGTGGACGAAATTGCATCATTTTTTGCATCATTTCGAGCAATAAAAAAGACCGCCCCGAGTCGGTAGGGCGGTCATAGTTAAAGGAAGTACATAGTTATTTAGGGGATGGTTACAGAATAGACGGTTCCGACTCATTGGTCTTTGTCAATAATGAGAATGTAAGAGGGCATTCCAAGTCAACTGACCGATAATGCCGTCGGGGGTTACATCGATGCTCTTCTGATAGAGGACGACGGCATAGAGTGTGTTCGAGCCGAAGTCGCCATCGACTGTGAGCGGTCTCCCCGTCTTGCCTGTGTAGCCGAGCGTCTTAAGAAGCGTTTGAGCGAGTGAGACCTCTGCTCCCTTCGCTCCGATCGTGAGTCTTGGCATCTCAATGTTCACTTTGATAACCTCCTCGTTATTCTCTTCATAGCGGAGGACATATTGCCATCCGTGTTTGTACT